ATCACCAATTCTAAAATCTTGTCCACCACTAGATATAACAAGAGAATTTAAAGAACCGAGATTGACAGGGGTCTCGTATGATATATTTTCTTTATCAATATCAGAAACTAGAAGCAAAGACTCACCAACGCTAAAATCTGCGCCGTTTGGTAAAATATTTTTAATATAAACAATATTTACTATGTCATTATTATATGATTTTTTAATATAACTTTCAACTGTTGCTGTTGTTCCTGAACTTTTACCAATTATTGTTTTACCAACAAAATCGGCAATAACGGGAGTATCAGTAATTTCTAGATATCTTGGTCTTATCCAGTTACCATCAGAAACTCTGAATATATCGTTACCTGGTAGATAAATTTCTACGTCTTCGTTATAGATTAATCTAAACAAAAGTCTATAACATTGTATAGCGCCTTTTGAACGATAAACATCTAGAATATGTTTTAACAGAAATCTTTTATTAGATATAATGTTGAAAGGAATGCCATAAAGATATTTTTTCTGGAAATATTCTAAGAATTTTTCTAATGTGTTATCAATATCTCTATAATCAAATAGAGATCTAGCTTCCCTTAGAGGGTTTCCTGTTTCTTCTAACCATTCATAATATGCTTTAACGAATAAAATGAAATTCTCACCGTCCTCTTGATAGAACTGTGGGAATTGTTTTTCAACAAAATTAGAAATGTATTTTTCTATTAAAAATTCCATTATCTTTTAGCTTCGATTACTTGAATGTTTATATCTGCTGGATCAATAATGATAATATTATTCAATTTCGCATAGACATCAGAATCTTTATTGTTTAGATATATAGAAATATAGTTCGCATAGTAATTAATTAACAAATTATTTAACTCAAAAGACCCAACATCGTAGTTTATTGAACCTACTATTGTTAATGGGATAATTGACTTATTAGATCCAAAAGTGTAAACTTTTACATTACCTTCGCCATCGTCAGCCAGATAACTGTTTTCATATAATCTACCACCATAGTTATATACGAATTTCGAAGAAATCAACGAAGCGTGTTCAAAATGAGTTTCATAATTATTCAAATACAACTCTGCATGAGGCACTCCAACATTAATGGTTGGAGTTTCATAAAATAAAGGATTTCCTGTTTCAAACTTATAAGAAGTATCTCTGTTAAAAAGAGGAGTAATTCTCTTGATAAATCTTATGTGTGTTTGATTACTTACTATACTGGTATCAGAATTGTCAATATCTGTTGTAATTTGACTGTATCTCAAATCATTATTAAATTTCTCTAGAGTTTCAGCACTGTGTTCTAAAATTGTATTCAAAACTACATTCTTTATCTCAGAAAAAGACTTATTGCTTGTATATGTATCATATTGAACAATTGTATCTAACTTCACATACATATATTCTGGATCTGATATTTGAACTCTGTTTGGTAAAACAATATAATCTAGAAGAAAGTTAGATATTCTATTTTTAAGATATTCTGGCGTTACTGTACCAACGACTGGTTTCAAACAAAGAATAACTCTTCCATATAGTTTAGGTTCAACTTCTTGCCCACCATAGATAGTAACATCAGAAATTTCTCCACCAAAATTATTCAAAACCAATGCAGAATAATCGTCTGAAGAAACTGCTCTCTGTTGTGTAGCAAAATATCTTGGTGCTGCGAATTTAACAGAATAGATTGATTCTTGGTTTGCTCCTGAACCAGAAGAAGATACAGTTGTGATCGCAGAAGTATCAGCTATACCTCCATTTACTGGACCTAAATCATCAGTAATAGTAAATTCTTCTACACCATTACCATCGGAACCATTAGTTACAATGTAATCAACGTAAATTGTTGCATTATTTTTTGGTTTTCTTCCAAAGAAACCATCACCAAAAACGACTTCATACTTGTTGCTTTCAGAACCCTGTAAGAAGAAAACTTTTGAAGTATTATTAAGTCCAAAAAGAGTTTCTGTGAATCTGAAATCTAAAGGATTTACGAAATCGTTGTCTTCTACGACTTGCACCGTAATACTATTGACATCAATATTTTGATTAGATAATACAAACTTTTGATCTTCAATATCATAATCTACCACAAAAGAATCTCTAAAATAAGACCCTTCATATATCTGAAGGTTTTCTATAGAATATACTGAGTTGCTTGATGTATATGTGTTGATCTCGTCAGTTACGAAAGAAAAAGTTCCTTTAGAGTTAGTTCCAAAGAATCTTGTTCCTTTTGGTACTAGAAAACTTCCTTCTATACCTGAAGTTTCAATTGTGAATGAAACATTGGCAACGGAAGAGTGCGCACTTCTTGGAAGATAATTTAATTCTTTAGCATGAGAAACAACAGAGTCATATTTTTGAGCAGAATCTAAAAACATTTCAGAAGCGACCATATTCAAATAGAACGAATTCAAATATGAGTTGTACGCCATGACATCTAACAATACGCTAATGTTAGAACCATCAAAATTATAGTCTTTTAAAGCCGATTGAGTTTTTAAAAATTCTTTGAAATTTGATTTTAACGTATCAAAATCAAGAGAACTTAAATTTAACGAATTATTAGCTGCCATTTATCTAACTCTTTTTAAAATTATTGTAAGAGTAACTGGGTCTGGATTATTTATTAGATTGTAAACAATAGTTACCTGGACCTCATTTTCGTTGTAGATGTTAGTACCCACTTCAACGCCTAACAAGTTTACTCTTGGCTCGTTATTTGATATTGTGTTTCTTATAAAAGTTTCAACAATGTCTAAGTTTTCTGGGAAATTGTTTTCGAACAATAGTGCATTAATATCAGAACCAATCAAAGGTTGAAACAACCTTTCTCCTATATTAGTTCTCATCAAATTTCTTAAAGACTCGTTGACAGAATCGTTATTAACTATTCTACCTAGATCCCCACCATAAGGAGATTTCTTAAATCCTTTAGTGAAATCAGAAAAAAATTCTTTTTGTTTTTTAGTGCCTGTTAACGAGTCTGCTCTGGTAATTGCCATTTATTTTTCTCTATGATACGTCTACTAAATTACTGAATCCAGTGGCTTTAGGATTACAATGATCTCCTCCAGCCGAAGGACATAAATTATCTTGGTTGGCGCTATCATTTTGGACAATTACAGATTTTCCACCTATTTTCACATAAGTTTTAGTCGCTATCAAACCTCCACCGCCATGAGTGTTTTCGTCATTTTCTACTGCCCATAACTTACCGTCTATCTTAACGAAAGACTGGCCGCTAACAACAGTAGTAGCTCCACATGCTCTTTGATCGTCTTGTCTATGCGCATACGCCATTTACTATTTAACCTTGTTCGAACTTGATCTGAGCGGATTTAATAGTAATTGATCCGCTTTCTATAACCACACTAGACCCACCAACTTTAATGGTGATTTTAGAATCGCTTTCGATTGTCATATCGCTTTTTGATTTAAAGTTACCTTTAGCATCAGTTTCCATGGTCATATCTTTTTTTGACCACGTATTAAATGTGCTATCTGTATTTGCTATGAATGCATCTTTAGAATATACGTGATATTTCTTTTCTCCACGAAAATCATAATTACCACCAGCGTAATCAGCCCACTCTTCACCAACAACATGAGCGTGGCTTTTTTCATTCATAACACTATGATTGCCTTGAATATGATGATAGTTGTCTTTTTCGTCATCTTGTCGAACTGTTCCTGTATGGCCTCTGCTTATAGGGACTTCAGATGATTTACTAGTCATCTGTGCCGTATGTTCTCCAAGAACTTTTACAGTTTTACCTTTTACGCCAAGAAGACGACGTCCACCATAAGCGTCGGCTCCGTCGCTTCCACGCTCTATTCTCGTGGTTTTTTCAACGTTTAAATCGCTATGACCATCAACTTGATGAGAATGACTTCCGGCAATATAACCTCTGACTTCACCAGGTCTCATAGAGGTATTAATTTCTTTATCTTCTTTATCGTGTTGTGTTGTCACATAACTGCAGCTAGCATGCATCTCTTCGTGATAATATTTTTCATGTTCATCTGGATTACAGTAAGACATATGATGTCCACCAACAGCATTCCATTCTCCATGGACAAACCCATATAATGGGTCTATCTCTTGTTCGCTGACAGCGTCTTTAGGTAATTTTTTGTTTGTTTTCTTACTGGCCATTAACTTATTCCTAACAACACTAGCATGTCTTTAACATCTTTCAAACCATTATCAGATATATTACCACCATCATAAGTACTGTTTGCAGCAGAAGCTGTAGGAAATCCGCTGCCAGCACCACCACCTCCACCACCAGAGCCACCACCAAAACTTCCCAAATTTCCTAATAGATTCCCCATACCCAAACCATTTGTAACACCACCTATTCCACCACCGCCTTGATTAAAACCACCCATAATGTTACTCAATCCACCCATATTTCCTAAAGCTCCAAGAGGATTGGCTCCACCCATCATATCTTTAGCGATACCAAATATATTATTGTTTAGTGACATATCTTTAGTTTTTTGATTCAAAAGTTTATTCATTTTTTCTTGATCTAATACAGAATTAGGTAATTGTTTTTGTTGCACATTACCAATCATACCCTGCAAATTACCATTCAACATTCCAGAAAGCATACCCATCATACCATTCATACCACCACTGCCTCCACCAGAACCTCCCTGTTGGTTCTGAGCAGGATTGCCTCCTGTATTGTTACCCATATTATTATTGAATTGATCAGCTTCTACATAATAACTTTCTTCAATAAGAAGTCTATTAAGAATTTTAGCAGTTAATATTAACTTTGTATCTAATGGGAAATAAGGATCTAATTTTTTAGACAGTCTTATTTCAGAATTAGAATAAACTTCTTGTTCAGGAGTTTCAAAATGGTAAGAACCTGTTTCTTTTCTTGTATATACTATCGTTGCACCATCAGGAGATTTCCATTGAATATATCCAGGGTAAGGTTCATCTTCTATCGCATAATATTGTTTGATGTAAAGGTCTGGAGCAATAGGAACTAATTCGTCAGGAACAATATCTCCGAAGATAGTATCATCATATTGAGAAACTGGTATATCTAATGGACCAAAGAAAAGAGCTAATCTTATCAAATTAGAAATTGCATTTTGAACTATTTTCTTATAGTCAGCGCTGATAAATCTTATCCCATTGTCAGCTAGAGCCAACAACAAAACTTGGATAACTCTTTCAAATCCATATTCTCTTACTAAAATACAGAGAGCGCCTGTTAATGCGTCTTCCATAACAACAGAAATACCTGATGGAACAGAAGCATTAGGATTATTCTGATTGTTGTTATCAGAATTATTTCCGCTACCCATAGACATAATATTCATCATGCCTTGCATTTTCTTATACATCTCAGGTATGACTTGAGCTCTGTTTTCTGGATCCACTTTTTTCATTATTTGTGGTAGATCCATCATTCCTTTATCTGCTGAAGCAGAAGTAGGTTTGTCTGCATTTGGTGCAAACTGTTCGCGAACGTCCGTTAATTTTTTAGCATCATCAGGTTTTACTGCAGGAGCATCAGCATATTTTACTTCTGTCATTATGTCACCTTGGGCTTTTGTTGTTTATCCAATGTTTGATTATTATGAATTCTTTTACCTTCAGAAAAGGCTTTTTTATCTTGATTATCTTTTTTAGTATATGCTGGATTATCAATTCCAGGATTTTTAATTTTACCACCAGAATTTTTCTGCGAATCTTGAGAGTCTTTCGAAACTCCACCGTTACTATTTTCGTTACCTTCTGGCATATCTCCACGACCCAGGGAACCTAATACTATTGGATACTGCCTGGCTAAATCATCAGGCAAATAAGTTATCAAAACTCTAGAACCAACTTTTAAACCAGAAGGAGAAACTCCTATTTTTGAAGTTGCTGCAGAGGTAACAGGCTGAACGACAGTAGCCCAAGGTAAATCTTCGTCTTTGATTTCTTGTTCATCATTAGTTCTGTTGTAAATTCTTACTTTAACATCGCCACGTCTGCCAGGATCGTTAACGAAATCTCTAACCTCAGCTATTTCAAACAGATTATACTGGTCAAAATCGTTATGCACTTCCACCTCCAGATTCTTTCCAAGAATTGCCTTTAGCGACTTGTATTTCCATAGTGCAATTTGGCGGTTCTTTCGCGATTCTATATTTTGTTCTTAAAGCAGTCACTAAAAATTTACCATTAAAAGTTTTTTCACCGCCTTCTGATTGGTCTGCTTTTTGCGGTATCTCTAATTCTATCATGCACCCTAAAGTAATTTTAGGATTATAATATACTTCTAGCCATCCGGAAGTCTGTGCTAATTCTGATAAGAATGCTGATCTTTTAACTTTTGCTGCAGAAGTTTCATGTTTTTCTTTATTATTTGCTTTGTGATGAATATATCTATCAACTG